ATGACCGTTGCGTCTTCTAATATTCTCAGTTGGTTTAAAGGTTTGATAGCTTTATGTAAGTGAGATAAAACAAGACGATTGTCCTCACTCATAACTCCTGATGTGCAATGCAAGACTGTGTCCTTGGCAATCTTTACACCTTGATCTTGACCTGCGGACGTTGGACTGCCACCAGGATAACCAACAAACCCTTTATCATTGTACAAGAAGAACTCATTGATATGTCTTTCTACTTGTACTTGTGTTCCAGGAATTCGTTCTTTTTTGTTCTCTCTGACTTTTTTAATTTTTCTAGGGTCGATATATCGTAGCTCCTTGATACCGCTTTCGACATCATTAGGATCAATGATAATATGATAAAACATTCTACCATCAATATACCAATGCCTAGCAACTTCGTATCCCTTCTCGTTAAATTCTAGAAGGTCTAATACGTACTCAAATTCTTTTTGGATAATTTTCTTTGTGGACGCAGATAGACCTTGTATCATATCAAGATTGATATCAACAATTCTATTACGTTCATCGTATACAATAAACTCATGTATAATATCATCGATGGCCATGTCACACTCAGGTTGCATGGACATTCGACGATATCTAGTTATTAATTCAGCTTCTGTTCGTGTTGCACCCTCAAGGTCAACATATGTACCATACATGCCTCCAGTTGAGACATTATGTGCACCATCGTCTAGTTGCAAAGGAGCGAAGGAGGCTGTTTCCTCCTTCGACTCCCTCTTTATTTCAAATCCGAATAAAGTAGCCATAATTCACTTTCTTTAATAATATATTATTAGTTGCCACCAGCGTTTCCGGTGATACCTCCATCTACTTCCCACCAATCGTATTGGAAAGTTACTGTAAATTCTTCAATTGTATCGGTTGTATTCCAATCAAGGTCAATTGTGCTGACCTCAATAGGCCACATACCATTGAAGGTATATTGTCTGATTGGAAGACCGGACTTGCTGAATTGGATTACTTGAGCATTCTCCTTATACAGAGAAGGCGCTGCTGCACTGAACTTACGTACGTTACCAAGATGAGAGTTGATGTTTTGCATCCACTCTTCCATAGCATTTCTAATCAAGAAATCCTCATCATTGACAACTGTAACGGTCCATTCAGCAAACGTCCTGTCTCCAGCAATCTTGATCTTTCTACCAAAGTAAGGTACTTCAATAGTTCCAATCGTCGATGCAGGGATCTGAGCTGCTCTTGCCATAAATGGCACTTTCGCATCACCACCAGAGTTGGCGGGGTTATTCATAATGACTTGGAACAGAGCAGGACGTGCACCGCCAAGTGCAAGCTGTGATCTGATGTCGTTTATGTTAAAGGCCATTGAACTCTCCTATTCCTTATATCTATTTAGCTTAGAATTGTCCAACGACTTCAGAGAACTCAACGTTCGTTCTGACGGCGATGAAGTTCAACTGAATGAAGTTAATTGATCGTGCAGGCTTGATGTATATATCTCCAACAAACTCGTTCCTATCTATAACCTCTCCAGTGTTATTCGTTTCGTCACAAACAACCTTGAAGTCAAAAATACCTCGTCGACCTTGAACGTCCCTAAGGAAAGGCTCGACTAGATTTCTGAACTGTGCTCTCGTGAATTCATCGTTGAATTCAAACAAGGTGAACTTGGCAGCTGTTGCAATTGCCTTTTCAAGAACAATGAACAATCTACGAACATTGATTCTATCAAACGCACTTGGTCTAGCAAGCAAGGTTTTATCACCAAACATGATAGTACCTTGACCAGGGAAAGTAACGATTGGGTTTACACCATTCTTATAAAGAATATCCCTGTCAGCTTTATCCGGGTTGTAAGGATTCTTAATGACGTTCTTCAAGATACCTCTGTTGAATCCAGCTGGTGAATACCAAGGATCTCTGAGGTTGTCTGTTCTAACGATAAGACCAGCAATGTCTCCATTGTATGGAACATATCTGTATACGTCATTGTATCTATCGTATTGATACTTGTAACCACCATCAAGTACACCGTACGAAGAGGAGGTCAAAGCATTTCTATAGTCAACTGTATTAGCAGCTTCGTCACCGAAGTTGTTAATTATATCACCTTTAGCAGGAGATGCAATAACAATACAGTCTTTTCTTGGCTCAGCAATGTTGTCAATCAAATAGTTGGCTAATTGATGACCGTGTGTACCACCTCTTGCTTTACCTTGTAGGACTAATGAAATGTCAATTTCTTCAGCGTTTTTAAACTTATCAAAAGCTGTAGTCAGCTGACCGATTGCAACGTTTCCTTCACCGGAATCAGATTCACCAGTTAACTGATGAGCTGTTACGTTTGCAGTACCACCATCTCGACCAATTGTAAATGATCTTGAGTAAGGAACTGTATTTGTTACAGCGGAGTTAGATAAGTTAACACCAGTATTAGCATAACCTGCTGTTGAGTTTTGTGTCTCACTATCAGGACGTACTTTCTTACCACCATTGTAAACCCAACGGCTTTGGTTATGAAGTACATCATAGTAGTAGATGGACTCACCAGACTCGTTCTTAGCATCTGAAGCACGAGACAGGTTAGAATATGACTCAAGAATGGATCCTCTCACACCAGAGATTGCACCATCTTCGTCTTGAATGACAATGTGCAGCTCATCACTAGCATCAGCTGTGTTAGCAACATTGTTGCACCACAGTGAAGTACCAGGAGCTTTTTCAAAGTTCTGAGCAAACTGCCACTTACGAGTAATTGAAGTTGCTTGAAGATTTGCAGTGAAGTCTGTGCTAAGAGCATACTTTGTTTCTAAAGTAATGTTTGCAGTTGCAGTGAACTGTGTATCAGCATCACTATTAGTAAGAGCACCACTAGTTGTTGTAGAACCAATAGCTTGGACACGCTTCTCAGTAAATCCAATTGAGCTGTTACCAAGACGAATGATGTCTCCAACAGCAAAGCTGGAAGCAATGTTTGCAGCAGTGTTTTGAGCTAACAAGTATTGAGCAACTGTTACGTTACTCGTTTGTGTGAAAGATGCTTTGGTATCTTGAGCAGTAATAACTAGCTCTGTATTACCAACAGCAATTTCAACCTTAGCTGTATCTCCACCAGTCATTGTGTTAGAAACAGTACTTTCAAAAGCACCAGAACTATCACAGACAGAAATCTTCAATGAATTACCAAGTGATCCGGGATAGCGTGCTAAGAAAGACGCATCTGCTGGAACAGTGATATCATTGTCATAATGTTCTTCGTTTTTAATTCTAATTGTATGCGATGTATTGCTCGAATTAACTGCAGTGGCTGGATTTTGCAGCACAGTTGCGTTAAGAGCAGTAGTCGCAGTTGCACGGCTAACATAGAGTTTGTTGCCGTATGCCAAAAAGTTGGCTGCGGTGAAAAATGTTTCGAAATTAGTACCATCGGGTTTTCCATATGTATTGACTAGCTCTTCTTCCGAAGAAACTAGATTCGCCAACTCGACGGGTCCCCACCTAAAGTGACCAGCAAAAGCAGCTTCCGTTGTTGAAACAGCTGGCACAATAGTGGTTAAGTCAATTTCAGTTACATTTACACCAGGACTGACTTGGAATCCCATGGCTGTATTCTCCTTCTATTAAGGTAGTTAAGCAGTAATTTGCTTGCAAATATTTATAAAAATCAGTGTCTCACCACCGACCTTCGATGTGATAAGGATGAGCAACCAAAAGATCATCACCTTTGTATTTAGCCATATCGTCATCCGGATCTGTCATTCCATCTTGTATGAAGCCAAATGGTAGCATGTCTTCTTCCATAGCTTTTTCATTTGCTTCTAATAAGTTCTTTCTTATATCAATGTCTGTCATCTCTTTAAAATATTCTTGACCAGTAAGCCAAGCAAACAAAACCAATGACATTACAAGGTCGTCATTGTAACCTTCTTCAGCTGCATAGCTTTGTCCTTTGACACAGAATGCAGTAAGCTCTTTTAGTATTTCAAAATCATTTATGACAAGTCTATCATTTTCAATAATTGTTTTTAGACTTGCACAACCAACTCTCTTTAATTGTTTTGTAGTTCTTACACCAAGCTGTTGACCTTTACCACCAAATCCAGCTGTTAGTAATTGGCCAGCTCTACCTTTCCACTCTGCTGTTAGTATACCTTCATATTCTAACTCATGATGTAAAATGTCTGCAACTTGTTGACCAATGTCATTTATCTCTACTAATACAATAGCATCGTTGTAAGCCCTAGCAATGTTGAAAATGACAGTAGGATAGAGCATTGGAGATATGACGTTAGACCTATACGTGGCGACAACTTCATAAGGAACAGCTGTACAATCAACCACAGTGAAAGCAGAATAGTCATTACCTATACCTCTTGATGTATCTACACTAACTGCATATATATGACTCTTTTCAACTTCTTTCCAAACCTTTAGGTTTTCATTTTGTGATAAAGGATCATGAAATACTAGAGCAGCTAACTTACTAGGATTGATTAATGTGTTAGATGAACCAATAAAGTCACATTCAAACTCTTGTCTAAATTGTTCTTCACTTGTGTTCTTAATTGTTTGTTCTTTCCAAGCCTCATCTCTACCTGGTACAGCAGACCAATGAACTTGTATTGGAACATATTCGTTTCTACCTTCTTCTGCATCAACCCATAACTTGTAGAACAAGTTCATACCTTTTGGTGTTGATGTAATCATAACTCTTGATGTAGCACCAGATGAAATAGTAGGATACACAGATGCAAAGAACTCCTCTTGGAGAGTAGCATCGACAAATGCAAATTCATCTAAATACACAAGACTGAATGAA